TCAGCAGAATTTTGTGGTTTTTACGCCACAAATCTGCTGAATTTTTAGACGCTAGTGCAGTGTTTTGTCTGGCTTTACCAGCTCAGAAATACCAAAAATTTCCAAGATCGCAGCCAAGGTTTCTGAAGGATTTTCAAAACCAGCTGCTGGTCCAAACACTGTTTTGAGGTTGCCATCTTTGTCTAGTAAAAACCCTACGTCGGTGTTTTCAATATCCAGATCGTCGGATTCTTCGAGTTCCGTGGCTGTGCTTAAATCCAAGTCCTCATACTGTCCAGTTCTTTTTGTCATTTTGGAACTCCAATTATTGGTTATACAAATGTACTTAGTTAGACTACTTGAATAATATTAAGCTCATTAATACTGTTTGGGCCACGAACCCTAAACAAATTGTGGCCAAATAAAGATAATTTTTCTCAAACAAACTCTTAAAGAAGATAGTTATCAGACCGGCCCAGATAAACAACATGATATCCACTGGTGGCATGCGATCACTTTGATGCGTCAGCACGGCCAGCAATGTGGGCACACTGCTGAGATGTAGCAGAACAATTGTTAGCCATCCTAAAGTTCTTGCGCTGATATTACCCAAATGGTCTTTAACAAACTCATAGATTACTGTGGGAATATTCAAAATTGATTCTAACATTCTTGTTGCCGCTGATTCAGGTTGATTCATTTGCTTTCCTTAACGATAAAAAATATGACGACCAATTTTGGCGATTTTCTCTTTACGCCATCCAGGATTTACATAGTCAGCATGATAATACATAGCATCATGCAAGCTAGGTAATCTGAATCCTTCTAATAAAACTTTTTTGGCTACTTCCATGCTTTCCTCGTAGACTTCTACGCTAAGAGGACGCACAGTGGCCGCTCTGTCACAATACCAACTAAATTGGCATATGGTTTTTTCGTAGAAAATATTTTTCTGGTAAACAACACGACAGATATCAGCAGGAAATAAGCCACTGTCTGCTCTATTTAAAGTAACCTGTGCAACAGCGACCTTGCCTTCAAAAGGCTCGTTGCCAGCTTCGTAATAGATATTTCTTGCTAAACAAGCAAGTTGTTTTTCACGTACCTGCATGGTTATGGAATTTTCTTGCACTGGTTTAAAATAATCTAACCTTTTGGCAAAAGTCCATTTAAGTAATTCGACACAAAAATATGCACCAATTACCATTAGTACAATTAATATACTGGTAACTATAAATTTTGGGACGCGGCTAACCTTTTCCGCTCCTTGATTTAAAAGTTCAGTCATAAATTCTCCTTTCGGTGTAAAGGACACTTAGTGGCGTAAACCATTATAGCATCTTATTTGAATTGTTGCAACTAATTCGACTGTGGAATTATGGGCAGCACTGGGCTGAATAGAGAGTTTGATTTGTTTGCAGTTCTTGAACTGTTGACGAAGGATCAATAATATTAGCGACTTCAACCGCTAGATCATTCATGATACTTTGGTTATAACCTTCGTCTATTGCACTTCGGATAGCTTCTCCATATTTGTTATTAGCGCAAGCAGCACGGACGAAATCACCGTAACCTAGACCATTGCTATTATCGTGTAAATCGGCTAGTTCTACCACAAAGGCTGCACTTTGAGCTGCTGAACCCAAGGTGCTAGCAGGATCGATATTGGCCAAACGCTGATTGACCTTTTCATTGATTAAAAGATTAAGTATTCGATTAAACTCGGCACTAGCAGTATTTAAGCCTTCAACAATGTTTGCATTGCTGCTGGACATTAGACTTTTGGCCGAATTTATTATTAGTTGTGCACTGGTACTATCAGAGTTAGCAGAATAACGCTGTTGATAAGCTAGGTTAAGTGCTGCTAATAAACTTTGCCCTTCAGCGTATGTTAGTAATTGCTCGTGCACTTCTAACAAAGTTGCCATGCTCTGATTATATTTAAATCCAACAAAACTACCAAGTACATCGCCCATGGTTGGATTATTAAAAACACCGTTGCCTTGACCTAAAGTTTGTTCAAGACCTTCTAAACTAAAGGCCTCAGCATAAGATTGTGAATCAGTGGCCAACACAGGTAGATGTTCTAGAGCTGGCTGTCGGAATTTACTCATAGCTTGACCTAGTTCACCTAGATTGTTTATTCTCGGGCTAACACCAAACACTGCTACTAATTTGTCCTGTAATGCATCTAAACTAGGTATAAGTGTCTTAGCGTTAGGACCAAATAAAAAATTAATGTCAAACAGGTCACCAATTTGTGTCAACGGACGTCCCGAACCAGACTGAAATGACACAGACTTGGCGATCTTATCCACATTAGTATAACTGATTTTATTTAAAATATGAATTAATGTTCGATCAAAGATCGAACTGTATTCGGTGATACTGATATTTTCGCTGTTCAAAGCATCAGCTATAATTTGTGTATACCCTAAAGTTAACAAATGATCAATTAGGCTGGATGGTGTAAAACATTTACCAAGATCTTGAGCATTGAACATGTTGCCAAATTGTGTGATGTTTTTGCACAATTCCTGATAGGCTTGACCGCCTATATCACCAAATTGGTTCGTGATGCCCATGGTAATGAGATCATCCATAGTTTCAAACAAAAAACCCAGATCCTTATTTTGTATGCTTTTTTGTCGCGCTGTATATAATAAACTTAGTGATTCATAACTATTCACACAAAAAACATAAGCGCCCTGAATGTGATCTACCAGTCCCATAACACCATTTTTAGTCAGGCTCTGCGCCTGTTCTAACACATCATTTAAAAGATTGTTACCAATAATTGTTATGTTACCAGGGATCTTGCTGCGTTGAGCAGAATCTAAATATCCTGTAATAAAAGATGGAAGTTGTCGTACCGCAGCGACAACCAGTGGACCATTGTTATTAAGACAGCGTTGACTTGCACTACTTAGACCTGTACCGCCAAAATCGTTTACACATTTAACTAATTCTGAGTTTATGGACAGTCCTTCCTCAACATTAGTGTTGGTCATTGAATTACTTTTAATCAATCCAGATAGAGCTAAGATTTGTGTCAACGTTAATTGGCTGGCCACTGGTTATTCCTTGGTAACTGCGTTTTTGGGATCAACGCATTTTATAGGACAACCACAACTGGCTTTGTGTCCTTCGCGAGCAGCAGGTTTATATTCGACTAAAATTTTATCAGCGCCTTCAGCAATTACTACTTTCTTACCATGTTTGTCTTTGCCATGCGGGGCTACCGAATCACCCTTTCTAGCCATTGGCGAATCATTTAAAATTACCTTGGACGCTCCGCTGATAATTTTTCCTTTACCGGCGAAGTCTTTGTCTTTTCTGCTCAGTGGCTTACTCAATTTTTACTCCGCAGTGGTAACCTTGATATAGTGGTCACGCATGGGTTCATGAGTGCGGCATATGGTAATAACGTGGTTGTCTTTGTAAAATAAGTTTTCCTTTTCAGGATCTAAACCAAACATAGCCTGTACCAAACCTATGCCATCAGCACTGGTAATTACCACACAAGGCTTTTTCAGTGAGTAGCCGGCGTTATCATGCTCACGCAACTCTCCTACTATTTCGTCACCGGATACTAGTTTAAGATTTATAATATCTCCTATACTATATTTGTTTTTTTCGATTAGCATTTGATCATCCTCTAAGTTGTTGAAAAACTGTGTCATCTAGTGCACTAAGACCTTTAAATCCTTCTACAAAAACTGTGCCATCTTTGTAGATCTGAGGTACACTACGATGTCCTTGTGCAATTAGAAACTCTCGAGCAGTAGAATCTAAGTCAATACGTACTTCTTCAAACTGCACGCCTTTGGTTTCCAGCAGGTATTTGGCTTTATCGCAGAATGGGCAATTGGCTTTGCTGTAAATAGTTAACATTATTGTTCAGCCTCAATGACCACACCATCACCAGCCAGCTCTTCGGCCACACTGATCAAGCTGTCAATAAATTCTGGTGTAGCGACTTGTTTGCTTTCTTTACCTACTTTGATAAGTTTAGATATTTTTAACACTATAACTTCTTCATGTATTTTGGTACTCATACTTATATCCTTTTTGATTAAATTTTAGTCACCGTAATTGTCATAGTCGAATTTGGATAGGCATTGGCATACAAAGGCACGAATGTTGATGTGACAAAAGCATTTACACTATTAAGCGTATTGGTAGTTACTAATGTTACAGTTGCTACGTTACCTACATCTCTAATTAACTGGCTGACACGAATTAATAGATAATTTTCTATCAATGAATCAACTAAAGCCATACAAATTAAATATTGGCTGTAGTGGTTGTGGTTGTAGTTGTGTTAGCTGTTGTAGTAGTGGTTGTAGTAGTAGGTGCAACAGTGGTTGTGGTCGTGGTGCTAGAAGTAGTGGTAGTTGTAGAAGCATTGTTCACCACAGTCCAGCCACTGGTAATATCATCAACTTCAACAATTAATCCCTCTAGTCCAGACCCGTCATACAAATTACTAATAAATGTACCAACCTGTGATATAAGGTTCGAATTTATAAATGTAACATTAGAAATCGAATCTGTGTCTCGAATCAGTAGACTGATTCTAACCAGCATACGTTCTTCATCAATCTTTGCCATGAATTCTCCTTAAATTTCGGGCAATTCAGCGTAATCTACAGACTCTGACATAACACCAATAACATAATTTGTACTTTCAGATTCCTGTAAGGCCGTTTGTTTTTTATTTATGTTAACGTGTTTGTTGAACCAAGGAATCGGAGTGCTTTTTGGGTGATCTTCGGTATACTTAATACCGATATCACGTAGGCGAGTAAATGCGGTATAATCTACAAAATCGCATAGAATTTGGCTGTTTAAACCTATCACTACGCCTTTTTTGAACAAATATTCTGCCCAAGTCTTTTCTTCACGTATGACATCCATGTACATGCTATAGACTTCATCACGACAAGCCACAGCGGCCTCGGCAAAACGAGCATCGTCCTTTTGAACTTGGTTAATGATATAGGCGGTCCACTCGGCATGTAGTATTTCATCTTGCAGAATTAGTGCAATAATATTGCCATTGCCAATGAATATGCGATTTTCCACCATGGCAAGACTAGTAGCAAAACTAACCATAAAGCGTAAGGCTTCTAAAGCATAGCTGGCATTGAGCGCCATCCAGATCGCTCGAATATGATCCTGTTCACTAACCAACATAGCTCCAATTTCTTTTTGGCTGTTGAGTTTGTGTAGGTCATCATAGTATCTACCTACACTGGCCGCCATGTCTACTATTTCTCGAGTCTCGTGTATTTTATTGAATTCTTCTTTGGGTACGCCATAAACATTGCGTATAATATGGCTATAACTCTTGCTGTGGATATTAGTTTCGAAAAAACTCCAGTTATTGACTAGAGCTTCTAGTTCAGGCACTGAAATCACAGGGTTAAAAATCTGTGCCGGGGCACGCCCTTGGATACTGTCTAAGGCAGTTTGTCGTAGCAGATTACTGGTAAAAATATGCTTGACTGCGTCAGTGGCTTCCTTGAAATCTATCTTATCTTTGGTCAGTGTTACTTCCTCTGGAACCCAAAAGAAACCGCGAGCAGTTTCTTCGTACTTGGCTATGCGCGGATATCGAACTTCTTCGAATCTCTGTACAGTAACAGGGCCTTCGGGGTCTAGAAACATACTGCGTTTAAGATAATTGGTCTGTTTG